TGAATTTTCTATTTCATATAGTGGTTCATGCTCATTATTAACTTCTCCATACTCCATTCCAAAGACAGCATTTAATCCTGGAAGGAGTTCTTTACTTATCGCAGCTCTATTTATTGGCATAATTTATCTCCTTTCCTATTAACCTGTTACTGTTGCTGTTATGTAGTTATCCATGTGCATATTGATACGCACTTCATACCAAGGGTATGCATCTGTTATACCTGCAGATGTGCTAGTGCCAGTATCCCAAGGTGCTCTACGTATTACTCTTAGGTTACTTGCTGCATTAGTATTACCATCACTATCTAATGTATAACCACTCATACCAGTTTTATGACTTCCTGTTCCTGGAATGAAAGGTGCATTATACACACCAACACCTGTTGGATTTGCAGATGTGGTAACTCCTGCATCAGCTTGGATAAAAAATGTTTGGTCAGGGTCACTTGCAATGTGAATTTTTACATCAGTTGCTGTAGTTCCTCCAACAATACTTCTGGCGAATTTCTGTTCTCCACTAGCATTTACAAAACTACATCCTTGAAAAACACCTGCAGCTTTTGTAGATGCTGCAGCAGTACAAGGTTGAATTGAGCCACTATCTCCTATAAAAATAGGGTCTCCAGTAAAAATATCTGTAGGTATTAATGCTGAAGCCACCTTAGGACTTGCAGGGTTCAAATCAATAGTACGTATACCAGTAGAGTTAGAACCATCACCATTCTTCTTAGCGAGGATTAATCCTCTTGGGGCATTTACACTTGCCATAGTCTAATCTCCTTTATTGTTAATAAAGCAACAAAAGAACTATTCTTGAAAACTAGGTTGTCGACCTTTTGTTACTGTGGTTTTACTTGAATTAGAAATAGGCATACTAGAATTATTTCCTCTCATTAATTGACTATTAACTGCATCCATTAATTGGTCAGATTTATTTCTATAATACTCACTTCTACTTTGGAATAACTTGGTAGGTATTTTACCTAACGCAATGTCTCCACGACAGACAGCTCCAGAGTATCTTCCCTCCATCTTCACGACTGATGTTTGTTCTAATTCAGGTACTTCTTTCATATCAACAAATTTCCAACCTTCTTGCATTTTTTTACCAATGTATTTAAAATCATCTTGTCCTTTAAGAGTTACTCTTAACCATCCAAGAGTCATTCCTTCGTCTTTGAAACGATTTATTATTGCTTCTGGTATGTGTAAATTATCTTGTTCTTCAAACTGATAATTTGTTTCTTCGTTAGTATTATTTTCTCTAAGTTGTGAACTACGTGTATTGATTCGTGTCATTATTTTTTACCTCCACGTTGCATGTTTATTGTTGTATACTCGCCTTCTGCACTCGTTGCTTTGAGTTTTTCTTGAGCATACTCCATTTATTAGCTAGTCTTACATCTTCTTTAGTAAGCTTCACTTTATTTTTAGAACTAGGAGTGCTACGTGTACCTCCTGCTACTACTTGTGCAGTTTCTGACGTTTCCTGCTTACGAACTTCTTTAGTTTCCTCTTTGTTAATTTTAAACTTATGAGGAAAAGTCTCTTGTAATCTATTATTAATTTCTTCATAAAATTCAGAGCTTGTAGGGTCATACCCTTCTTCTTTTAATTCTGTATCAATAGCTAATGCACTTGCTGTCATTATTCTATCTTGTCCGAACCATTCATTTTGTGCTGCCCATTCTTCTGCTTTTGGGTCAGGTTGTGGTTGAGGTTGTTGTACTTGTTGTTGTACTGGTTGTTGTTGTACCTCTGGTTCTTTAAAATTAGTTTTTGTAGCTTCTATATTTTTTAAATCAACTTGTGCTTCATTTAATGCTTCTTGAGCTTTTAATATTTTAGCACTATCACCTTCTTCATATGCTGTTGCATAAGCTGTTCTTGCTAACTCTAACTTATCTTTTATTTGTTTTTCATTAGCAGTTAAATTAAGTTTACCAATTTCATAAAAATCTTTTTCTTGTTTTTTAACTCTATTTGATAATTCTTCATTTTGTCTAATTAGTCTTGCAACTTCTTCTTCTTTTTCTTTTCTTTGTTTAACTAATTGTCTAATTCTTTTTTGAGCACCTTTAGTATCTATACCTTCTAATTCTTTTGGCTCTTCTTTTTTTGGTTCTTCTTTTACTTCTTGTTTAGGTTCTTCTTTTACTTCTTCTTTCTTTTCTTCTTCTACTTCAAATTCTACTTTGGGAGCTTCTTCTTTTTCTACTTTAACTTCTCCCCACTCTTGCTGTTGTTCCATTTTATTTCCTTTCGCTGCTTACGAGACAATCGCTTTTACGTTACTAATATTATACTATATTTATATAAAATATACAAATATATTATACACTATATTTAGATAAATTAAAGGTTGGGTCTAATGTCTTAGGACTTTCTACCTTCATAATTATCTGGTCATCATATAAAAGAATATACTTTATTCCTTTATATTGTATCTTTTGACCTGCATGTTTACCATAACATACATAGTCATTTAATTCACACCAAGGTCCTTTTGGAAACTTTTCCATATCATGATAAGCTAAATCACCCATAGCAACAACTTGTCCTACTGTAGTAAGATAAGCCATATCATCTCTGGTAGAGTCTGGTAATAATATACCACCTTTAGTTTTTTCTTTAATAGAAACAGGTCTTACTAAAATATGATACCCAGGTAAATCTGGTAGTACATCTGGATTTTCTTTATCTTCACTAGAAATCCACATATCATTTTTAATACTTTTTGCCATGCCTACTTGTTGCATTATTCTTCTTCTCCTTCATACATTTTTTTAATTATTGATTTTAAAACTTCTTCTGCCCATTCAACTCCTTGTATTCTTCCTACAAGTTGTTTATAGTTAGCATAATTGTCAGCTTGACCATTAGCTATATTTTTTCTTAATAAATTTAATTCTTCTTCAAATTTACGAAGAGCTTCTCCAGATGCTTCCATCTTACTCCTTATATAAAAATACTGGGCAGTATAATTACCACCCAGTATAAATTAATTCTTACTGGTCTGCAAATGCAGGTGCAGTAGTTGAAGTTACATTTCCAAAGACTTGATAATTTGTACTATCAAGACCAATAAATGTTACATCAAAAGCAGCAGGTACATTTAATTGTAAACTACTATTAGAACTACCATTTGGATATACTGCAGCATTATCAGCATTAGTATCTAAATGTACAATATTACCTTTGTAAAAATTTGTATTACCTGGTGTTATAAATATTGCATCAGTTGCATCAGTAGCTAAACCACCATAAACAAATCTATAAGCTACACCTGCTTCTGGTGCAGGAAGTGTATAAGTATTATCTTGTCCACCATCTGGTACTAAATTAATTCTACCACCATGAGTTGTATTTACAATAGTAATGTCACCATCTGCTAATACTACAGGTGTAACAACTTCACCTTTATTACCAAAAGTAATATTTTCTGTTATTGCTCCTGTAGAAGAGTTTTTTGTAATACCAATAAAACCATTCTCAGACCTAATTGGACCACTAAAAGTTGTATTTGCCATAATTTATTCTCCTTAAATAAAATTAACTTATCGTCTTGGCATGTCTGCTAGGGCAGTCGATAAGCAAAAAATATCCCTAGTTATTCTTTTTGAGCATCTTGTAAAATAGCTTTAGACATTACATCTAATAGTTTCATACTTCTTTCTCTATCATCTAAAGTTTCCATACTTGCTACTTTTTCTAAAGCTTGTGCTCGTATCTTTTCTAAATCTATTTGTGACTTTTGTTCTGCTATTTCTGACTTTGCAATTAAATCTAATAGTTTCATAGTTTCTTTACTTTGTCTATCAAGGTCAGATTTTTCTTTTCTTAACATAGCAGACTGTCCTGCAACTCCTGCATCTTTCATTAACTTAGCTTCTTCAAGCTGTAACTTCTGAGCATCTAATGAAGATTCTACAGATAGTTTTGCTTCTTCCATTTTTAATTCTTTTTCTTTTAATCCTACTTCAGCTTGTTTTAATGCAACTAACTGTTGTTCAGGTGATTGTGCCTGACCCATAGCTTGATTAGCATTTAATACTTGCTGTGCTGCTTGAGCCATAGCCATCTCTGCTATTGTAGGAACTTGTGATTGTTCTGGTGGTAATTGTTCTAGTCCCATTCTTGTAATACCATTTACTTGTTCTTGATAACGCATTACAGAATGTTCTTGTATATTAGCTTCTAGTATTGGTTTTAATCTAGCCATAATAGGATTAGCACCATTTTTAGGGTCTTGTAAATATGCCATCTTTGCTTGAATATGAGCATCATGATTTTGACCTTCAAAAGCTTTTATGGGAATACCTTTTGTTGCTGCCATAATATCTGATATTGGGTCCATAGGTTTTGGTTCTTTTTTAGGTGGTAATATCTGTTCTACATTTGGCATATTAGCAGCATTTAAAATTGTTCTATTTAATGCTTCTATATTAAACATACCAGGAGGGGATTGTTGTGCCATTTGGAGAGCCATTTGGGCTAACATCATCCTATGTGCATTAGAAGGAATGTTAGGGTCTGAGACAGGGATTACATCAACCCTTCCATCAAAATCTTTCTTAAACACACTTTGTTCAGCATAAGGTACTTCATAAGGATACTCCATAGGTAAATATTCTGAATCTATACGAGCAAGAATTTTAAACTCTTCTCTTTGAGCTTTATGTAATCTTTTATGTATAGCTGAGAAAAATTTACTAGAAGCTTCTAATAAAGCCATAGTGGTTCCAACAGGACCATAAGATGCTGCATCAGAAACAATCTGTTCTGTGCTATCAGCAAACTTTTGACCTGCTGCTGTAACGAAACCTAGCATCTGAAATAGAGTAGAGGAAGGCTCTTTATAGGGGAGAGGAATAATTGCCTTGCTGAGG